AGTGAGATCGATCTTACTACAGTTGTCCCAGCAGTCTCAACGACTGAAGGCGCTATTGCAGGCGTTTTTAACTGGGGGAGCGTAGAAGAGCGTGTACTTATCGATTCTGAAGCAGCATTAGTTGCAAGATTTGGTAAGCCTAATAATAGCACCTTCGAAACATTTTTTACAGCAGCCAACTTTTTAGCATATGGTAATGCATTATATGTAACAAGAGTTGTTGATACGAACGCAAGAAACGCGGCCGCCACTGGTGCAACAGCGGTAGCCATAAAAAACGAAGACGCATTTGAAAATGGAACATTTGCAGAGTCAGCTTTGACTTTTGTAGCAAAGTATCCAGGCACATTAGGTAACAGTATTAAAGTATCCACATGTGATACTGCCTCTGCTTTTTCATCTGCATTAGCTAATACAATTGTGATTGGTGTTGGTAGTACAACAGCAAATACAACAGATGATGAATCAACTGTAGTAAATATAGGTGATATCATTCCTGTGGGTAACAGCACAATTGGTATTCAAGATATGAAAGTATCTGCAGTTAATACATCAGTTATAACATTCACATCTAAATATACATTAAGTACTGACTTCAATGGCAATGCTATAAGAAATTGGGAATATTATAATAATGTAAACGGTGCACCAGCTACATCAGCTTGGACTACAAATAAAAGTGGATCTGCAGACGAGATTCATATAGTTGTTGTTGATGAAGATGGGTCTATAACAGGCACGACTGGACAAGTCATAGAGGTTTTTGAGGGATTATCAAGAGCCACAGATGCAAAGTCTCCAGACGGCTCTTATATCTATTATAACACTGCGATTAATAACAGATCCTCATGGATATATGCTGTTAATCATAGAGGTGGTGCTTCATATGTTAATACAGCAATTAATATGACTGCTTTAGGAACAACAACACCATTAACAACTAGTCTACAAGGCGGAGTTGATTCAGTAAGTGAATCATCAATATCTTTATCAGATTTAGCGGTTGGTTATGATTTATATAAAGACGGTGCAGATGTTGATGTATCAATGATATTACAAGGTAAAGCTACTAATGGAACTAATAATGCAGGTTTAGCTAATTATATTATTGATAATATTTGCGAATCAAGAAAAGATTGCGTCGCATTTATCTCACCAGATAGAGCTGATGTAATTAATAATGCTGGTGATGAAGCAACAGATTCAGTTGCATTTAGAAATTCATTAACAGCTTCATCATATGCCGTATTAGATTCAGGATACAAATATCAATATGATAAGTATAATGATGTATATAGATATGTGCCTTTTAACGGTGATGTAGCCGGACTTGCAGTAAGAACTGATGATTTAAGAGATCCATGGTTTTCACCAGCTGGTTATAATAGAGGTATTATTAAAAACATTGTTAAATTGCCTTATAATCCTAGACAAGCAGATAGAGACGTGCTTTATAAAGCAGACATAAACCCAATAGTAAACTTTCCTGGTCAGGGCACAATCCTGTTTGGAGATAAGACATTATTAGGTAAGCCAAGTGCATTCGATAGAATCAATGTAAGAAGATTATTCATTGTTCTTGAAAAAGCAATTGCTACTGCTGCTAAGTTTTCATTGTTTGAATTGAATGATGAATTTACTAGAGCACAATTTAAAAATTTAGTTGAACCATTCCTAAGAGATGTACAAGGAAGAAGGGGAATATATGACTTCGCAGTAGTTTGTGATGGAACAAACAATACTGGTGAAGTTATTGATAGAAATGAATTTCTAGCTGATATTTATATTAAGCCAGCAAAATCTATCAACTTTATTCAACTTAACTTTGTCGCAGTTAGAACAGGTGTTGAGTTCTCCGAAATCATTGGCAAGTTCTAAGGGATAGGAGAGAGAAATGGCATTTAATATAAACGAAATAAGATCTCAATTAGCCCTTGGTGGAGCTAGACAGTCATTATTCCAAGTGACTATTCAAAATCCAGCAAATGCTACAGCTGATCTTAAAGTACCATTCTTGGTTAAAACAGCTCAATTACCAGCATCAACATTAGGTTTAATCGAAGTTCCATACTTTGGAAGAAAAGTTAGACTAGCGGGTGATAGAACATTTAATCCATGGACTGTTACAGTAATAAACGACGAAGATTTCCTAATCCGTAATGCTATGGAACAATGGGTTAATTCTATTAACTCTCTAGAAGGAAATATAAGAAACACTGGGGGTTCTGCTCCTGGATTATATAAAGCACAAGCACAAGTTGTACAGTATTCAAAAACTGGCAATCCTATTAGAACATATGAATTTAATGGATTGTTTCCAACCTTAATTAATGAAATTGAAGTTAGTTGGGAAACTGTCGACGCAATTGAAGAATTTCAGATTGAGTTTCAATATGATTATTGGACAGTATCTGGACCTACTGGCAACGCCGGTGGAGTATAAGATAAATAGTAAGAAGGGGTATAAAAACCCCTTCTAAACTACTTAGGAGATATTATGGCTGAACTATTTGGTTTTGAAATAAAACGCAAAGACTTACAACAACCTCAACAACAACTTAAATCCTTTGTTGCTCCCGAAGAAGATGACGGAGCTATGTCTATTGCTGCCGGTGGTGCATATGGACAATATGTTGATTTAGAAGGTGCAGCAAAAAATGAAGCAGAATTAGTTTCTAGATATAGAAAAATGTCTATGAATCCTGATGTTGAAATAGCAGTTGATGACATTGTTAATGAATCAATTGTATATGCAACAAATGAAAAAATTGTTGATATTAATTTAGACCTCACTAATCTTTCTGCTGGAATTAAAAAGAAAGTAAGAGATGAATTTGATCATATAATGAGATTACTAAAAATGGAATCTAAAGCATATGATTTATTTAGACGATGGTATATTGATGGTAGAATATACTTTCATATTATCATTGATGAATCAGACACTAAAGCAGGTGTTAAAGAATTAAGGTATATTGATCCTCGCAAAATAAGAAAAGTAAAAGAAATTCAAAAAAAATCTGCGAATAAAAATGCGGTATTATCACAAATTAAAAATGAATATTTTATATTCAATGATAAAGGATTTAATAATAAAAAAACAGTCGTTGATATGCAACCAGGTATATCAACAGGTAAAGGTGGTATGAAAATTGCTAAAGATTCTATATGCCATGTAACATCAGGTATTATGGATGAAAATAACAAATTGGTTATAGGACATTTACATAAAGCAATAAAACCTCTAAATCAACTTCAGGTTTTAGAAGATGCTGCAGTTATATATAGAATATCAAGAGCACCAGAAAGAAGAATATTTTATATAGATGTTGGCAATTTGCCTAAAATGAAAGCAGAACAGCATCTCAGAGATATGATGACCAAACATAAAAATAGATTAGTTTATGATGCAGGTACTGGAGAAGTACGTGATGATCGTAAATTTATGACAATGTTAGAAGACTTTTGGTTACCTAGAAGAGAAGGTGGTAGAAGTACTGAAATAACAACATTGCCTGGTGGAACGAACCTTGGAGAAATGGATGATGTGTTATATTTTCAAAAGAAATTATACAAATCATTAAGTGTTCCTGTATCAAGATTAGAACCGGAATCCGGATTTAGCCTTGGCAGAGCATCTGAAATTTCTAGAGACGAATTAAAATTTAGTAAATTTGTTAGTAGATTGCGTTTAAAATTTACAGAAATTTTTGATAATATAATGCAAAAACAAGTCTCTCTAAAAGGTATAATGACAATTGAAGAATGGAAATTGATGAAAGATAAAATCAAATATGATTATGTTTCTGACAATCATTTTTCAGAATTAAAAAAGACAGAAATATTAAGAGAACGGTTACAAACTCTTAATGATATTGATCAATATGTAGGTAAATATTTTTCTGAAGCATACGTTAAAAAACATGTTCTTAATTTCAATAGTGAAGAAATTGCAGCTATTGATAAAGAAATTAAAGGAGAACCTGACGAAAATGCTGATGAAAACGATTTACCACAATCGAATTAGATAAATAATTTGGAGAAATTAATTATGGCTGAATATACAGAAAAAGCTCTTAAGTTAGTACAGAATGCAGTTAATGCAAAACCTGTTGGGGTAATAGATGATTTTAACAATGCTATGTTAGACCGTGTCAGGGATACTATAGCTGGTAAAAGAACAGAGTTTGTGAATAAATTTGCAAACTCAGATGAAATAGAAGATGAATCTGAAGAAGAAGATAATTTGGATGTTGAAGAAGATGAAGAAATCGAAGACGCACCAGAAGAAGAATCTGAAGAAGAAGATACTGATGAAGATGAGAATGATGAAGATGAATCATCTGACGATGTAGAAGATCAGCCAACAACAGAAGACCAAGAGTCGGAGGAAAAGACTGATGGCTAAACTATTAAAAGATATAATTGCTGAGGTGTCTCAACCTGAGAGCCCTGGTGATAAACAATTTAAAGATAAACATATTATTGGTGCAACAGACCTACCATTTAAAGATGGTAAAAGTATATGGGATATTATGAATGGCAGAAATCTTAAAAAAGATGACTCCAAAATAGCTAGTTACAAAGAAGGTGATGATGCAAAAATATATGAAGATAATGATTTAGAAACTGATAATATAATTGAATCATTAAAACAAATTACTGAATCAGACTCAGCTTTAGAATTAACATTTAAAAATGGCGAGACAATTGAAGTAGACTCTGAGACAGCAGCTAAATTAATAGCAGTAGCAGAAGAATTGACTGATGATAATAAAGAAATTTTTATTAATCATTTAGAAGAAAGCGAAGAATCATTTGATAAAATGTTAGATTTCGTTGCTAGTGTTATACAATAGGAGAGTATAATGAAACTTTTTACTGAGCGTGTTGAAGATGTAAAAGTTCTTCAAGAAGAAAATGATCAAGGTGAAAAAAGCTTTTTTATCGAAGGTATCTTTATGCAAGGCGATATTAAAAATCGTAATGGCAGAATGTATCCAGCAGAAGTGTTGGTGAACGAGACAGCCAGATACAATAAAGAAATGGTATTAAAAAATAGAGCCTTTGGTGAACTAGGACATCCTAGTGGACCGACCATTAACTTAGAAAGAGTTTCACATAAAATAACCTCTCTAAAGCCTGATGGGTCAAATATTATTGGAAAAGCTAAAATAATGGAAACACCATATGGCACAATCGTTAAAAATTTAATGAAGGAAGATTGCGAATTAGCAGTCTCTTCAAGAGGAATGGGTTCATTAAAAGAAAAAAATGGAACCATGCAAGTACAAGGTGATTTTCATCTTGCCACAGCAGCTGATATCGTTGCTGATCCTTCAGCGCCAGACGCCTTTGTAAAAGGCATTATGGAAGGTGTAGAATGGATCAATATAGATGGAAGTTGGAAAGCACAACAAGTAGTTGAAGAAATTCTGGAGACAGGTAATCGTTCTGTAAAAGAGCTCAACGAGCAATCGCTCAAACTGTTTGATAAGTTTCTGAAATCGCTAATTTCATAAATGTATAAATACTATGAGATATTTACTTTAAAAGGGAGTCTTTAAATGTCTGAGGAAAAAGAGCAAATTGTAGAGGACGAGCAGCTCGACGAGTTCAAGGCCACTGGTGAGCCTTCAGAAGTGCCTGAGCCTACTGCAACAAAAAACAATTCAAGAAAAGCTGATAAGTCTGCTGGTGATAAATCTACGCCTAAAATCGATGATAAGACACCTGGACAAACAAAATCACAAATGCTAGCATCAGCAATGTCGCATCTAAACAAAATGAACAAAACTGTTCTTAAGACTGCATATGATGCTATGATGGGTAAAAATGCAGCTTCTATTAAAACTAAAGGAGATGCAAAATCAGTATCGTATAAAGAAGATATTGATGACATTTTTGGTACAGAGTTATCTGAAGATTTTAGAGATAAAGCTGAAACCATTTTCGCTGCAGCAGTTAATGCAAAAGTAATTGCTGAAACAGCTAGAGTAGAAGAAGAATTCGAATCAAAGATTGATGAAATGAAAAAGGAAATAGAAGAAGATACAGCTACAAGAGTAGATCATTATCTTAACTATGTTACTGAAGAATGGGTCAATCAAAATGAAGTAGCAATAGAATCTAATTTTAAAGTAGAAATAGCTGAAAGTCTAATGTCTGGTTTAAAGAGACTTTTCGTTGAAAACCACATTGAGGTTTCTGATGAAAAGTTAGATATAGCTGCAGAATTAGCTACTACTTTAGAAGAAACAGAATCTAAGCTTAATAAAGAAATTGAAGATAAAATTTCTTTACAACAGACTGTTGAATCATATCAGAAAAAAGATATTGTTATTGAAGCAGCAGACGGTTTAGTTGATACACAAAAAGAAAAGTTACAATCATTAGTCGAAGGAATTGAAGCTGATGATGTTGAGACTTTTTCTAAAAAAGTATCTATTATTAAAGAAAATTATTTTGGTGAAAAGCAATTGGTCACTGAGTCAGTAGACGAAGAGCCTATCGAATTGGAAGAAGAGACAGTGAAGGTATCTAGTGATCCTACAATGTCACATTATGCCGCCGCCATTACAAGAACCGTAAAAAGATAAATAATTTCGGTTAAACTTAACTGTTAATTAAGGGAGAGACAAATGTTAACAGAAACACTATCAAAAAAGTGGCAGCCAATAATTGAGCATACCGATCTACCTGAGATCAAAGATGCCCATAAAAGGTCTGTTACAGCTCAACTACTTGAGAACACTGAAGTAGCTCTTAAAGAAGGGTCTGCTTTTTCATCACAATCACTTTTAAATGAAACACCTGCCAACGCTGGCGTAGGTGGTTCTGGCATTGATACATATGATCCAGTTTTAATTAGCTTAGTAAGAAGAGCTATGCCAAACCTAGTAGCATATGATTTATGTGGCGTACAGCCAATGACTGGTCCAACAGGATTAATCTTTGCAATGCGTTCAAGACAAACTAATCAGTCAGGTAATGAAGTTTTCTATAATGAATCAGATTCATCATTCTCAACTGTATCCGCAGGTGCTAATACACTTGGTGATAAAAATGTTGGAAGTGCACCTGCAACTGCTAATAACGCAGAAGCTGGTTTATACAACTTCGCAGATGCAATGCCTACAGCACAAGCTGAAGCATTAGGTTCATCTGGAAATGCTGCATTTGCTGAAATGGCTTTTTCAATTGAGAAGGTATCCGTAACAGCAGGTTCAAGAGCTCTTAAAGCTGAGTATACAATGGAATTAGCTCAAGACTTAAAAGCTATCCATGGTTTAGATGCTGAGACAGAATTATCAAATATTCTTTCTACAGAAATCTTAGCTGAAATCAATAGAGAAATCATTAGAACTATCAACATTACTGCTAAGCAGGGTGCACAGACAGATACAACAACTGCTGGTACTTTTGATCTTGATACTGATTCAAATGGTAGATGGTCAGTTGAAAAATTCAAAGGACTAATGTTCAATATTGAAAGAGATGCTAACCAGATTGCTAAAGATACAAGAAGAGGCAAAGGAAACGTATTAATTTGTTCTTCTGATGTAGCTTCTGCATTACAAATGGCTGGTGTTTTAGATTATACACCTGCTTTAAATAGCAACAACTTAGACATAGATGACACAGGAAATACATTTGCTGGAGTTCTTAATGGTAGATATAGAGTATACATTGATCCGTATACAACAGGTAACTATTATACATTAGGATATAAAGGTTCTAGTGCATTTGATGCTGGTTTATTCTATTGCCCATACGTTCCATTGCAAATGGTTCGTGCAGTTGGAGAGAACACATTTCAACCTAAGATAGGCTTTAAAACACGTTATGGTGTTGTAGCTAATCCTTTTGCTGATGGTGCCTCTGCAGGTAATGGTGCATTGACTAAAGACTCTAACGTATATTACAGAAGAGTTATGGTATCAAATATCATGTAATTTCTGATTACAGAATAAATAAGGGTGGCTTTGGCCACCTTTTTTTATGCATAAATATATGTATAAAAATACAAGGAAATTATAATATGAAATGGTTTTTACTAGCACTGGTAATGTATACAAATAAACCATCACCCGATATAAAAATACATGGTGGTTTAACATTCACAAACAATGAGAATTGTAATAATTATCTAGAAAAATATAAATCTAATTTAGAATTACAATTAGTAAAGAATTTCTCACATGAAAGTATTTCAAGTATTTCAATAAAGTGTATAAATGAAGAGAATGCTTTAAAATTGTATAATAAAATAAAGGAATTGCAATAATGAGTGTGTTAACCTCCTCGCCACCAAATAAAAATTTTCTTTCCAGTTTAAAATATAGATTGGATATTAAAAAATTGCCATATACTTCATTTATGTGTCAATCTGTTAATTTGCCTAGTGTGTCATTAGGAGAAACACAAGGACAAGATACACCATTTCTTAAAATACCAATTCCAGGTGATCATATAACATTCGGAGAGTTGATGATAACCTTTATGGTTGACGAAGATATGACAAATTATCTTGAGTTATATAACTGGATAATTGCTGTAGGATATCCTGAAAACTTTGATCAATATAAAGCTATTCAAAAATCTGCAGATGGTACCGGAGAAGGAATATATGCAGATGGCACTTTAACAATTATGACTAGCCATAATAATTCAAATATAGCAGCTGTATTCTCTCAATTATATCCAGTCAGTATAGGAGACTTACAATTTGACAATAGAGCACAAGATATTCCATATGTTGAAGCAACCGCATCTTTTAGATATAATCTTTTCGAAATCAAAAAAATAACGTGACATTTACCTCATAATATGTTATTATAAATTAAAAAGTATAATTTCGTAATGGAGCCTCTATGACAATGGAAGAGATAATGGAAGCTTGGTCAAATGATTCTAACATCGATAGAACTGAGTTAGGTGAAGAATCGTTAAAAATACCACAGCTACATTCTAAATATTATAAAATGTTTTCTTATGAAAGATTAAAATTAAGAAAATTAGAAATAGATTATAAAAGATTATATAAACAAAAATGGGATTATTTTCAAGGCCATATGGATCATACTGAATTGAATGAACTTGGATGGGAACCTAATCCACTTAAAATAATAAAACAAGACCTCTCACTATATATTGATTCTGACAATCAAATAATAGAACACAATATGAAAACTGCTTTAGCTAAAGAGAAAGTAGATTTTTTAGAGAATGTTATTAAGTCTCTTGTTAATAGAGGATTTAATATTAAGTCTGCAATTGATTGGGAAAAATTTAAAGTAGGTATATGATAGATATTAAGATAAATTATTATAATGAAGTTTTTATTAAGTTAGACGTAGAACCAAGTCTTGGATATGAATTAAGTGAATATTTTACATTTACAATTCCTGGCGCACAATTTATACCATCAGTCCGTAATAAAATGTGGGATGGAAAAATAAGATTATATAACCCAGCCACACAATTAATATACGCAGGTTTACAGTATTACATATATACATTTGCTAAAGAAAGAGACTATGCGGTAGAACTTGATGATATGTTGGCTGGTAATACCTTCTCAGAAAGTGATGCTAACACCTTTATACAATCATTAAATCTAAAATATATGCCAAGAGATTATCAAATAAAAGCTTTTATGCATGCTATTAGATTTAATAGATCATTATTACTATCACCCACGGCATCCGGTAAATCATTAATAATATATCTGTTAACACAATATTATGATGGTATTAAACTAATTATAGTACCTACAACATCCTTAGTATATCAAATGAAAGCTGATTTTAAAGAATATGGTTATGAAGGTGAATGCACAGTAATTACAGGAACAGAATCTAAAGAATGGAAAGAAAGTATTAATACACCTATTGTTATAACAACATGGCAATCAATATTTAAACAACCTAAAGCATGGTTTAGAGATTTCGATGTAGTTGTTGGTGATGAAGCACATTTATTTAAATCAAAATCATTAACAGCTATAATGACAAAGTTAGAAAATTGTAAATATAGATTTGGATTTACGGGAACACTAGATGGCACTCAAACTCATAAACTTGTATTAGAAGGATTATTTGGCGCAGTAAAAAAAGTTACTACATCATCTGAATTAATTGGCCAAGGGCATTTAGCTGACTTTAAAATTAAAGCTTTAGTATTACAATATCCTGCTGAGATAAGAAAGTTATTATCCAAATCAACTTATGCAGAAGAAATGGATTATATTGTTAGGCTTAATGCAAGAAATACATTTATTAAAAATCTTGTGATGTCATTAAAAGGTAATACACTTTTACTATTTCAATTTGTAGATAAACATGGTAAAATACTTTTTAAGGATATTAAAGATGAAATAGATAAAGCATTATTTCAAAGACAATTGCATTATGTCTCTGGTGATATAAAAGCCAATATTAGAGAAGACATAAGGGCATTAGTTGAGGAAGAATCTGATGCGATAATAGTTGCATCATATGGTACCTTTTCAACAGGTATAAATATTAAGAATCTTCATAATATTGTTTTTGCCAGTCCAACTAAATCAAGAATACGAAATCTACAATCAATTGGTAGAGGTTTACGTAAAAGCGATTCAAAATCATCTGCAACCCTTTATGATATAGCGGATGATTTAACACATAAGAGTAAACACAATTATACTATACAACACTTCGCGGAACGAATTAAAACCTATAATGAAGAGAAGTTTGAATATAAAATTTATACAATAAAAATAAAGGTATAACAATGTTAAATGAAAAATATATTTGTTTAAAATTAAGCAATGGAGAGAACATTATTGCTAAAAATCCAGCATATACTGGCGATTTACTTGTCATAGAAGACCCGTGGTTATATATACTGAACAATAATGGTCAAAGAATTGTCTATGCTTTAGTTGGCCCGTGGCAAGCATTCGGTAAAATAAAAAAAGGCGATACAGTAACTATAAATCCTAAATTTATTATCAATAGTTATACTAACATACATGATACTATAATAGATCAATATAACACTGTTGTAAATAAAGAATTTGATGATGCGGATATTTATGTTGACACTAATCAAGAAAAAGGTTATAATAATAATAAACAAAAAAGCACATCTCCAGATAAAAATGATCTCGAAGCATTCTTTGAATTATTAAAAATAGATAAGAATAAATTAAATTAGGAAATAAAATGGCACATTATGTAGATAATAAAAAATTATTTGCTGTTCTTGTTGAACATCGAAATAAAAGATTAGAAGCGGAGAAAGCTGAGAAGCCTGCTCCTAGAGTACCTGAATATGTGGGAGTGTGTCTACATCAAATAGCAAATAGATTATCTAGGAAGCCTAATTTTATTAATTATACCTTTAGAGAAGAAATGATTTCAGATGGTCTCGAAAATTGTATTAATTATTTAAATAATTTTAACCCAGATAAATCATCAAACCCGTTTGCATATTTTACACAAATAATATATTTTGCATTTCTTAGACGAATACAAAAAGAAAAGAAACAAATGTATGTTAGACATAAGTTTGTAGAAAATAGTATGATACTTGATACAATAGTCTCACAATCTGAACATATGGACGAAGCGGTAAAACCTGCTTATGTTGATTTAAAAAATGAATACATGACAGACTTTATTAAAAATTTTGAAGATAAAGAAGCAGAAAAAAAAGAACAAAGACGAGTTAGATTAATTAAAGACAGTGGAGTTTTAGTAAATGAAGATAGCGCTAATAACTGATCAACATTTTGGTGTAAGAAATGATAATGTAAAGTTTATTAATTATTATAAAAAATTTTATGACGATATATTTTTTCCTACAATAAAATCATATAATATAGATACAGTAATAGACTTAGGCGACTCATTTGATAGAAGAAAATATATTAATTATTTTTCTTTACAGTCTGCAAAAGAAATGTTTTACGACAAGTTAGAAAATAATAATATTACATTACATTCATTAGTTGGCAATCACAATGATTATTTTAAAAATACTAATGATTGTAATAGTGTAGATTTATTATTGTCTGGATATAAAAATATTATATCATATAAAAATCCTACTGATATTAATATTGATGGATTAGATATTTGTTTAATGCCATGGATAGCAACAGACAATCAACAATTATGCTTTGACCATATAAACAATACAAAGGCCCAAGTACTTATGGGCCATTTAGAACTTATTGGATTTGAATGGTTTAAAGGATCAGTTAGTGATCATGGATATGAAGCAGATATTTTTAAAAAATTTGATATTGTATATACAGGACATTATCATCATAAATCAACTAAAGGCAATATATCATATCTAGGTGCACCATATGAAATGACGTGGTCTGATTGGAATGATAAAAGAGGATTTCATATATTTGATACAGATACACGAGAATTAACATTTATTGAAAATACATATAGAATATATCATAAAATATGGTATAGTGATGGTGATATTGATCCAACCTCTTCAGTTACTGAAGATTTCAGCCATTTAAATGATTGTTTCATTAAGCTTATTGTAAAAGAAAAATCAAATCCATATTGGTTTGATATGTATGTAGAACAAATAGAAAAGTCAAACCCAGCACATCTACAGGTTGTAGAAGACCATTTAAATCTTGATATGGAAGATGATAATAGTCTTATAGATGAAGCAGAAGACACATTAACTATATTAGACAAGTATGTTGAATCAATTACCAATGATGAGACAGATAAAATAGCATTATCAAAATTAATGAGAGAATTATATACGGAAGCACTTAATACAATATGATAAAATTTAAATATATAAAATGGAAAAATTTCTTATCTACCGGTGATACGTGGACTGAAGTTGATTTGATTAAATCTAAATCTACACTAATAGTGGGTGAGAATGGCGCAGGAAAGTCTACATTATTAGATGCTCTGTCTTTAGCATTATATGGTAGAGCTTTTAGAAAAATAACCAAAGCACAATTAGTTAATACTATAAATGGGCGTGATGCTTTAGTAGAGGTTGAATTTGCGGTAGGCAAACATAATTATATAATTAAAAGAGGAATTAAACCTACAATATTTGAAGTATATCAAAATGGTAAAATGATAAATCAAGATGCAGCTATTAGAGACTATCAAGATTTATTAACCAATCAAATATTAAAATTAAATCATAAATCTTTTTCACAAATTGTAGTATTAGGTAGTGCATCATTTACACCATTTATGCAACTATCATCTTCTAATAGAAGAGAGGTAATAGAAGACCTTTTAGATTTACAAGTATTTTCTACTATGAATATTTTATTAAAATCAAAAAGCCAACAACATCGTGATGATACATTAGAGAATGATTATAAAATAAATTCATCTGAAGATAAAATTGCATTGCAAGAGAATCATATCAAATCATTATCGGATAATAATAATGAACGTCTTGAATCTAATAATATTAAGATTAAAGAGAATGCTAATAATATATCTTTATATAATATAGAACAAAAAAATATTATGGAATCTATCGATATATTACAAGAACAAATAAAAGATAAAACTAAAATTGAAGCAAAAATAAATCAACTAGCAAAAATAGAAACAAAAATAGAACAAAATATTATCAATTTAGAAAAAGAAATTTCGTTCTTTGATAATCATGAAAATTGTCCGACTTGTCACCAAGATATAGATGAAGAATTTAAATGCTCTCATGTATTATCTAAACAAGAAAAATTAGATGAATCAAAGAATGGTTTAACTCTATTAAAAGATGAAACCAATAATACTAACAAAACAATGAATGAAATGTTAGATGTTATTAAACAAGTAGATAATAAACAACGAGAGTATAGTAATATACAATCTACTATAAATGCGTGTAATAGACTAATCGAAGAATTTCAAAATGATAATAATACAATTAAAAGTAAACTTAAAGAAGATAATACAGCTGAAAAAACACTTAAAGAATTAAAAAAAGAATTAGGACTTTTAAGAACGGAAAAAAATAATCTTATAGATAAAAAAATATTACTTGATTCTGCATCTAAAATATTAAGAGACTCAGGCATTAAGTCTAGAATTATTAAACAGTATGTTCCTATTATTAATAAACTTGTTAACAAGTATTTAGCAGCAATGGATTTCTTTGTTAAATTTGAGCTCGATGAAAATTTTAATGAAAAAATTCGATCTAGATATAGAGATGATTTTTCTTATGATTCGTTTTCAGAAGGTGAAAAGATGAGGATAGACCTAGCATTATTATTTACATGGAGAGCTATTGCTAAGATAAAAAATAGTATAAGTACCAATTTATTATTAATGGATGAAGTGTTCGATTCATCTTTAGACAATAGTGGCACTGAAGAATTTCTTAAAATAATAAATGATTTAACTGCTGATACAAACCTATTTATTATAAGCCATAAAGGTGATGCATTATTTGATAAATTTCATAATGTTATTAAATTTGAAAAAATTAAAAATTTCTCGAGGATTGCGGCATGATAAAATTAGCTAAACATAATGAATTACTAAGTCATCCTGCTAATATTTTTAATTTTAAAGAGCCTCAAATAGACCCAAAAGAATTGGCCAATATGTTAGTTAAAAATCTTATACATTTTGAAGGTAATGGTGTATCTGCTAATCAAATAGGATTACCATATAAAGTATTTGTTCTTAATACAGATCCTAAATTTGTATGTTTTAATCCTATCATTACATCATCATCAGATGAATTAATTGTGTTGGATGAGACATGTTTATCCCATCCAGGTATAATAATGAAAATTAAAAGACCAAAACACATACGTGTAAGATTTCAAGATCCTGCAGGCAATTTTAACGTAGAAAAATTTACAGGCATGAGTGCTAGAGTATTTCAACAACAACATGATCTTATTGAGGGTATAACTTTTTTTAAAAGAGCTAATAGATTCCATAAAGAAGCTGCAATAAAAAGGTGGACTAAAAATAAAAATTATAGTATAATAGATATTATTAGGGAAAATCAAATAAATTCAATGAAGGAGATGGCATAATGAAAGAATATTTGTATTCAGAAATATTTCATTCTATTCAAGGAGAGGGGCAATATACTGGAGTTCCTACATCGTGGTTAAGATTCTTCTTATGTAATTTACAATGTAATGGTTTCGGACAAGATGATCCTACAGATCCTAAATCATATAAACTTCCCTATACAGAGATTAATGTAGAAGATTATGATCATATGGAAGATTTACCAGTATTTGAATATGGGTGTGATTCATCTTATTCTTGGGCTAAAAAATTTAAGGATTTGCAGCGTAAAGGAACAATTGAACAAATTGCTACAAAAATAAGAGAAAGTATGATTAGTAATAAAAATCCTAAAGGACTATTTAATTTTGGATATACTAATCAACATATGTGTTTTACTGGAGGAGAACCTCTTATGAAGCATGCACAATTAGCATCAGTAGAACTATTACAAGAATTTATAGAACAAAAAGATGAACCATTATCAGTAACATATGAGACAAATGGTACACAATTATTAAGTAATGATTTTATGGATTTTTTCCAAACATGGCAAAGAGATAGGCTTAATGAAGTATTCTTTTCTATATCGCCTAAATTATTTTCTGTATCTGGTGAAAAAGCTGAGAAAGCAATTAGACCAGATATTATATCACAATATTATAAATTGTCTAATGAAGGACAATTAAAATTTGTTATTAATGGAAGTGAAGAATCTTGGCGAGAGATGGAAGATGTTATAGATAACTGCAGAGCACTTGGTGTATTATATCCGGTTTGGGTTATGCCGGTGGGTGCTACAGTGGAAGGACAAAAGATATTGGATGCTGACGTGGCCCACGAAGCATTTAAAAGAGGATATAATGTTGCTGCAAGAGTACACACATATCTATTTGGCAATTTAATAGGAGTTTAATTTGATTTACTTATCAACTAAAAAATATGGTCATGAGACTGGCTTGAGTGTTGTATTTAGACAACCTAATGCATCACACTCACATTGTTCTTTTCTACATGGTTATGCTTTGGCATTTACATTTACATTTGGATGTAGTAGTCTAGATAATAAAAATTGGGTAGCGGACTT